CAGCGCCTATTCGTACCATGGTGTCTTTGTTAGTCTTAAATGCGCTTGATAAAGTGTTTAATGCTACTGCTGGACCTTCTTTACCTAATGCTTGTTTTACTGCGGTGCCTGCGTTTGCAGCGTCTAAGAATGCTAGACCTGCTCCTGTTTCAATTAAGTTAACTGAGAAAGATCGCTTTCTGCGTGCTGTTCTCTTTTTTCGTCTTGGTGCCATGTTTGTCCTTGTGGGGGTGTTGCCTACGGGCACCCCGAGATACTCACTATTGAGTAGCTACTTAAGAATGGCGCTTTTCATTAATTTGAGTTTCTAAAGCCTTGTTTAAAGTATTGCATTTAGTACAAATCATATCAAATGTGTGAGGAGTCCAAGCGTCACAAGCATCACAACTGGCGGGTCTTGTATCTCCCGTGTAGGGCTCCCCTTTTAAACTAATACGATACTTTTCTATTATCTCAGTTAGCAGGGCTGACGCTTTCATCTTGCGTTCTAAACATGTTTTGTTTAACCACGTTAAAGTCATTAAATCTAATGTAAATGTTTTAGCAGCCGTAAACCGCCCTTTAGGTCTGCCCATTTATCTCACCATCGCCTTGTAGCAGTGTCTGCAATAATCTGAGTTGTGGCGTGCGTGTCCGTAGATCTGCATCTCGCAACGTTTACAAATCATTATTTGCCCCAGTACAGAGCGCCGTTAGCGCAATAAAGATCACAGGACTCAGTAAAACACCGCATTTCATCTAATTCCTCAACGTACTCAAAGGGCTTATTACAATGTTGACAGTGTGTTGATGACCACATCATTTTTCTACCACATGCATATCATATTTTTTGCCTTCTCTTTTATTAGTTATGCAAAAAGCACAACCACAATAACCTATCTCTTCTAATTCAATATCCAAAGGAAAAGCAATCTCTCTTAATCTATTTTCTACTTTCTTTGATGGGCTCGCCTGCAATAAAGCTGACAGTGCTAACGTTTCAACTATTCTATCTAATTGTTTTTCTAGTCCGAAGTTCAATGTCTCACCATACTACACATTACAAGGCAGTATTAATAGCTATATTATTTTTATTATAGAAAAAGAACTGCTATAAAAAAAAATAAAAATAAGCCGACTTATACTTATATTAATAATACAATTATATATATTATACTATTTGAGCCCTAGTTTATCGCTATTCTGGGGCTGTTTTACCCCTATTTCAGGACTGTTTTCACCCATTAGTGAGCCCAAGTTGCCCCTTTTCATCATGTATTCGGCCACAAAGCCCATCATTGGGTTGTCTTTTGTTAATGCTTTTATTGTAGATGCCCCTGTAGCATCATCTAGTTTCTTAGATGCTGCGCCCAGAGACCCAAAAAAAGAAGACTGAAAGGATTCTAATTTATCATGCATGCGATCTTCTATCTCGTTAACAATAACCTCTAAGGCTTCCATTAATATTTCGTCGCTATCGTCGGACTGTATCCAATTTGTCCATCGCTTTCTTGATAATTCTGCGATATAGTGTGACAAAAAAAAATAAAATATTGTCCAGATTAAGGCATAAGCTAGCAGTGTGTAGGCATCAATTTCCATAATATATCACTAGTCAGGGCGTTTTAAGCCTAACTCAATAAACTCTCTACGTTTCTTTAGTGTTGCAGATATAGTGGGGGCTTTTGGTGAGACTGCCCCCGAGTCTACTAAAAGTTGCAAAAGGGTAATCAAGTTCATAAAAATCTTCTCCTAGCTTCGGCCAGTAATTCTTCAAGTGTAGCAGAAGGTGCAGGTCCAGTATCAGCACCCAAACCTTTAGCTACTTTTGTAACGTCTATGTTTAACGGGTTAGCCTTGTCTACTGCTTCCCTAACCTTTCGTTCTACATCTTCAGTAAATGCTATCCCATCAGCTTTTAACTCATTTATGACATCACTTGCAAACCGTACGCCGAAAAAGGTGGCTATAGCACCACCAACTACTACAGGTGTATTTGGGTTGTTTAGTAAAGCCACAATATCATCATGGCGTCGCTTATCGTCTACTGCTTGTTTTTGCAGCTTTGTTACTTTCTTTAGTGAGTAGCCATCGGGAATTAATGCGTAAGCCATCAGATGACACCTGTCTCTTTTCCAGTAAGATATGCCAACACCAGTCTAACAAGTAGCTGTTCCACTGATCTCTTGTCATTAAACCACTTCGGGAGTTCGACATTGTATATGGTAGTGCTCACTTTACCCGTCTTTCTTCCGTTTTAGATGCCATTAGCATATTAGCCAATTTTTGAGCGCCTATAGGAACATGACTTTTACCTGCTTGTTCAAATTTATCTCTAAATAAACGTGAATAACCTTTTGATATATTGCTTAAAATACGTTTAACTTGTGTTTTAGTTAGTTTTTTAGGCATATGCTTCTCCTGTTAATGTAACTCCCAGCTGAATTGAACCGCCACCACTTAACATGGTAAGTAAACATTTGAATGTGCTATAAGGGGGTATAAGGATCGGAATCCAGTTTTCTGGGTTCATAGTCGGCCTAGGTTCTCCGTGTCCAGTTCCTATAAGATTACCACCAATAACTTCCCCGTTTAGTTCTAAGTTATAATAAGAGTCAGATCCATCAGCACCGTTTTCTAACCACTGTATTTGGAGTTTACCAACAATGCTTTCGTTGCCTGTGGCAAAGTTTAACGCTACAATATCAGTACCATCAACCGTTACGGCCCCACTGTATGCATAAGCTAAAGTCTTTTGTGGATATCTTAAAAAGTTTATACTGCTGCCAGTACCTGAAGGACTACTGCCTGCTGTATTACCTGCACCACCGCCGCCGATTAAAGGCATTATACCTCCTTAAGCGAACTGTGCGGTTACGACTACGTCTATTGCTGCGTTGGTTGTGGTTGCTATAGAGAATTCGCAGGAATTTCCTGCTTGAACTGCTAGATCAGTATCATACTGTACAAAGTTCATGTTAGAACCTGTAGATGTTCCCATTGTCATTTGTCCGCCACTTGCAAAAACTGCGTCTCCGTCTCTCATTGCGTTACCGCTAATCTTGACTAGACCACAGAATTCTTCTCCTGCACCGTCACAAGCTAATGCTATTGACAAAGATTTTATCGCCGAAACGTTCGACGGTATAGTGAAGCTAGAACTTACGCTAGCTCCTGCTAAGTTATCCAATGCTTGGAAGCTGGATGTTGCGCTTAGGCCACTTTCAGACCTTGATATTACTATTGCCATGTATTTTCCTTAGGCCCTCAATTTGAGCGGACCTATTGCTCCTAATATTTTTGAACCGCCAAGACTGGATACAACTAACTTCGCAGCGAGGGCGCCAGCGCCTATTCGTACCATGGTGTCTTTGTTAGTCTTAAATGCGCTTGATAAAGTGTTTAATG